GACTTCCCTTTGAACAAATGCAAGATATAACAGGCAACCCAGAGGAGCGATATGTTAGAAGTTCCTGAGTACGCAAAGTGGACACCTGAAGAAAGACATAAGGCAAAGATACAAGGAATCTTTCGCTATGGTGACTATCCTAAATTAGACGAAGTGTTTGATGATATATTACCACTATGCCCACAACTATTAGAAGAAGTTATACAGCCATACTTGGGAAAGAACATACAACAAAAATTACATAACATGTATATACAAGATACTCTACCTGTGTTTGAAACAGCAGGATATAATGTAAGTAAAGAAGCATCGATAGGAAATAAACAGTTAGGTAAGAAGAACTTTGATAGCTGGCATGCTTTTAACTTAGTATGGAATCCACCAGAACTTGGTAAGAATGTAATGGAAAAAAGAATGAAAAAGAATCGTGATAGATTACCAGTTTTAAAATCTATCATAGATAAATACCAAGAACATATTAATGTAATAACTTATAGCATGATTGCTCCTAACTCAGTAGTGCTACGACACACTGGTCATGAGAATGTATTAGGAAACTTTTTAAGATTACACTTTCCCTTACATATACCAGAGGGTGATATATTTTTAGAAGTAAATGATGAAGAGATACAGTTTAGCGAAGCACCTTTCGCATTTAATAATCAGATAGTACACTCAGCACATAACAGAACAGGTAAACATAGGTTGGTTATGATACTAGATTTATATAGACCATTCCTTGGCATACCTAAGTCTTACCATGTTGATAAACTACAAGAACTTGTAGGTTGTACTGATAAATATTTAATTGATTATGAACGAGAGGGTGAAATATTAAATCCAAGTTGGAAGTCAGGAGCGATAGATAATGATTAATGTACCATGGTGGGCAGATATACCCAAAGATCGACTACGAGAGATACAAGAACAAAAAATATTTAAACGAGGAGAATATCCTAAATTAGATTCTATATTTGATGAGTTATATGCTCAGAAAGATAATTTAATACACGACCTCGTTGGCCATTTAGATGAAAAGTGGAGTATGGATAAAAAGCTACAGTGGATATTAGACCATAAAGCTGTGCCTGTAATGAGTAGAGATAGCATGGGTCATCAGTCAGGTAATCCTGATAAGAAACCTGCTAGATTAGATGCTTGGCAGAATGTATATCTAAAATACCAACCACCTGCTACTAGCTATCGTGATACCGAAGGAGAAAAGGCAAGACCCCAGTATCCTACAGCTAATAACATATTAAAACAGTATGAAGAGGTGGTTCCTATCGCTAATTATAGCATATTAGTGAAGGATTCTATTATCCATAGGCATACAGGTCCCGAGAACAGACGAGGACACCATCTTAGAGTCCATATACCCTTACATATACCCAAGGGAGATATCTTCTTAGAAGTTAATGGAACAGAGGTAGATTGGTCAGATTGCTTTGGTTTTAATAACCAATATACTCATTCTGCCCATAATTATAGCTACGAACACCGATTAATCCTACTAATAGACTTTGATAGAAGGTATCTAGGCATCCCTCCAGGACTACATTATGATAAAATGCAAGATATAACTGGCGATCCTAACATAGAATACAAGAGATAAGACCTAAATAGTTGCATGGCAAATAATTTTAACGAAGCACCCAAGACCACCCTTAACGATTTTACAGCTCAAATAAAGAAAGAAGGGATGGCTGTAGTAAACAGATATGCTGTTGTACTCCCTAATTTTGTGGGATCTGACATGTCTAGAATGCTACTCATGTATTGCTCTTCTGCTCAACTTCCAGGATTAAATAATTCAACTACACCAGCTAGAACTTTTGGGGAGTATCGTGAGATGCCATATGAAAGATTATTTGAAGCAGTTAATTTAGAGTTCTATATGGACAGACCCATGAAGATTAAAACATACTGGGATAACTGGATTGGTGAAGTAATAGATCCAGTCACAAGGAAGTTTAATTACTATAAAAATTATACTAAAGATGTCACTATATTTGTTCTTGATAAACAAGATAAGAATGTATATGGGTGTACTTTATACGAAGCATATCCTAAAACAATTAATCCTATCGCACTTACAGCTGAAGGAAAAGAAGTTATGAAGATAGGAGTCACTCTACAGTTTAGATACTGGAGAGGTGCACAGTATTCAAAAGAGAAATTACCTAAAGGAGTATCTGATATCCCTGAACAACCAACATCACCTAAACAGATAGATAGAATAGAAGAAGAAGTGCCTGCTAATGTAGTCACAGATAAAAAAGGAAACCCTGTCACATACTCTGGTGGTTATGTGACTTATGGTGGTCCGAATGCAAGAGGTGGAATATATGACAAGTAAAATAGATAAAGGATTAGGAAAGGTCTTTGACCTTCCAGCAGGATTCGATGGTACACCAGTGGTTGAGCCATCAAACATTACACCATGCCCAACAGATATAATTGAGAAGGCAAACGAATTACCATCTGCTGTAGATGATGCAGCAAATGTAATGTCGGGATACGATCCCAAAGAAGTAAAGATAGAAAGTGATTACGATACGACTCGTGCTAATCTACTTAACATATTAGCAAAAGGTCAAGATGCACTTAATCATGCTTTAGAGATTGCTAAACAATCAGAACACCCTCGTGCGTTTGAAGTTGTTGGTAATCTAATGAAACAACAAGCTGACATAAATCAACAACTGTTAGATTTACATCAGCAGAAACAGAAACTAGAAGGCAAGAAAGAACAACGAGCTCCTGGAGTTCAAAATAATTCTATCTATGTCGGTTCAACTACTGAGTTGAATAAGTTTCTAAAAGATATGAAAAATGATAGCAATATTATTGAAGGAGATAAATAATGGCTTTACCAAAGAATCAATCACCAGTATATCCACTGGCGATTCCTTCCACTAGTCAGGAAGTAAAATTTAGACCATTCGTTGTAAAAGACGAGAAAGCATTAATGCTTGCTATGCAGTCTGAAAACGAAGTCACGATGGTAAATACACTTCGTGATTTAATTAGGAACTGTGTAGAAGAAGAGATTGATGTTGACCGATTAGCAACCTTTGACTTAGAATATATTTTCGCTCAGATGAGAGGAAAGTCTGTAGGTGAGATGGTTGAACTAATCGGGAAGTGTGATAATGTAGAAGCTGGTTGTGTTGACAATCCAAAAGCACAAGTAAAACTTCAAATAGATATTACACAGATACCTGTCCACTTCCCTGAAGGACATGATAAGAAAATAAACTTATGGGGAGATGTAGGAGTAGTAATGAAATATCCTACAGTTGAAACTATTATAAAATATCAAGGACTATCTGAAGACTCAGATCCTGAAAAAGTATTTGATATTATAACAGAGTCAATGGAAGTTATCTACGAAGGAGACGAACTCCACTATATTAAAGACCAAACTGTAGAAGAAGTAAATGATTTCATAAATAATTTAACTTCAGACCAGTTTGCTAAAGTGAGACAGTTTTTTGAAACTATTCCGTCAATGAAGAAGGAAATAGAATATACTTGTCCTAATTGTGGAAGAGTACATAAGAAAACTCTGGAGGGTCTTCAAAGTTTTTTTGGCTAATGCTCAGCCATGACACTTTGATGAACCATTACAAGACGAACTTCGCTTTAATGCAACATCACAAGTATTCTTTGACTGAGCTGGAACATATGTACCCTTTTGAAAGAGAGATATATACTTCTTTATTAGTCAAATTTTTAGAAGAAGAAAAAGCAAGAAGAGAACAAGAGAATTTAAGAAGGAAACTATAAATGGAATTTATATTCATACCATTATTTGCCTGCATCATTTTGATGATAGGAGAGCATTCTAATCCTAGAGGTATGAATATTTTTTGGTATAAAGTTAATATAGCAAGAAGAGATTATTTCAAAGCATTAACAGAATACGACTCTGGAAACAATAAAGGAAATGGGATGCACAACCCCATGGAGATAATAAAAGATGGCACTACCGAATCAAACACCAAGCGATAAGGACGCATTACCTGATAGAAGGAAAGCGACTCCACGCAACGAGGAGTTAGCGAAACTTATCGGTAAAGAAATATCTGCTGTGATGCCGACTAAAGAAGAGTCGTCAGAACAGTTGAAAGTGTTTACAGCTATGAAAGGATATCTAGAAATCTTAGCAGGTAAAGCAGAAGATGATGATGGTCCAGCTGGAGATGAAGAGAGTGCGTTTAAAAAATTAGGCAAGTTTGGTAAAGTCCTTGCTCTAGTTATTGGTTCACTAATCGGTCTTATATCTGCTCAGCTTAAAACTATCGCTCTCTTTGCTAAAGCATTCACACCTGCTAGACTTCAAGTACAGATAAGAGCCATGTTCAGAGGATTGACTGGAACTGTTAAAGGTTTCGGCACATCCATAAAAGCAGGTTTTTCTAATTTACTCAAACCACTTACTGGTATATTCAAATCAACAGGTGGGGCAAGTGCATTAGGAAAGACTCCGCAGACACTAAAAACTTTTATGAAAGGTTTGACTGTTTTATTTAAACCTTTCGTTGAGTTAGGTAAGATGTTAAAATCAACTGTCACATCAGTTAGTAAGAGTGTTGGTATCTTCAGTAGAATTAGTGGCTTCTTCAAGAGTATCGGTAGTGCTATCGCTAGGTTTGGTTCAGCAGTTGGTGCTGTAGCCAAAGTTGCTTCTAAAGTATTCTTACCACTATTAATTATTATAACTTTATTTGATACAATCAAAGGAGCATTAGCAGGGTTCGCTGAAGGAGGTATCATAGGTGGTATCGCTGGAGCAGTTAAAGGTTTATTCAACTCATTAATCTTCGGACCTCTTGATATGTTAAAAGGAGCAGTTGCTTGGGTACTTGGTATGTTTGGCTTTGATAAAGCAGCAGAGATGCTTAATAGTTTCTCCTTCGCTAGTATGTTCACCAAACTAATAGATGGTATAGCAGGTTTCATATCTCATATTGTAGAGTTTATGACCAATATAATTATGGCACCGATACGACCTATTATGGAATTATTTAACTCGTTGATGAATATATTTACTAATGCTGATGGCGAGGGATTATTTAAAAATATATCTGACTTCTTCTTTGATTTACTATTAATGATTCCGAAGTTCTTCTTAAATATACTTGATGCTGTAGCTGGATTATTTGGCTTTGATGGTTTACGAGAAAAGGTTTATAGTTTCTTTGATGGTATTATGGATAACTTTGGTATCCCTGCCTTCTCATTTAAGATTCCAATTATTGGTAAGGAAGTCAGCTTTGGTGGATTCTTCCCATTCAGAGATGGCGAACAAACTGTAGAAGGTGAAGCTGGTCAACCACCTGCTGGTGAAGGAACAATGGTATCAGGTGAAACTCCTGCTCTGCCTGCTGGTGGTGGTGAAATAGACGAGGAAGGTAGATATGTATCTCCTCAAATGTCAAAGATGTTAGAATTAAAGAGACAACTAAATGCTCAGCAGTTTGGCGAGGACTTTGAAAGTTTATCAGTAGCTGATAAAGTAAAACGAGTTAAAGAATTAGAAGAGTCTGGCCAACTAACAAGTCCTCAAGGAGTCACCACAGTCGTTAATAATACGAATGTTAATAACCAAGCGAATACTCAAACATCTTCTATGTTATTCCCTAAACAAGCTAAGAATAACGATGATGTATATGGTCAGCAACAAAGGTATGCTGGCAACTTCTAGAGTAAATTACCTAACAGAATACAGAATACAATAAACGAGGTTGCGATAATTAGTTTATCAAAGTCTTGAAACTTCATTCGTGTTCTCCTCCTCTACCTCTGAAACTCTGAGATATTCTCTCCTTGTTTACTTCTCTAAAGTAGATAAATGTTAATACAGTTGCTGTTATAAGTAGAGCATGTGCTGCTGCAGATATACCAAAAGCAAATATACTTTCTGCTATGTAAATACCAAACACTGCTGACCATAACCAAGCTAAGATTTGCATAGACATAAACTTAACCTGAAAATTTAATCCTGATAATGCATTCTTTGTAGGATCCATTATCAAGTCATACCATTCTTTCATATTTTTCCTTTCATAAAAAAAAGAGGGAGCCGAAACTCCCTCTCCGCATTATCTAAATTTTATTCAGAGTCTGCTATTTTTTGGAAGTATGACATTACATCTTCTTCCTGTTCACCACTAGGTGGTGTTGGCTCAGCCTTTGCGACTGGCTCAGGTGCAGGAGCACTCTTAGGTTTAGGTGCTTCTGCCACAGTTTCAAGTACTGCATTTTCAGCTGTACCTAGTCCTGCGTTTTCATCCTCAAGAACTTCCATAAGTCTTTTTGAAAGTGCTTCATAAGACTTGAACTGGTCTGGTGCGACGAACTCAGATAGCTTATGCTGTTTCTCAACAATGCTAACCAACTCCTCGTCAGACCCTGGAACTGCTTTCACTTCAGAAAATTGACTTTCATCATAATTAGGGAACCCAGCAACCTTCTTCATACGAAGTCGGAAGTCTGCTCCTGTCCACAAGTCAAATACATTTACTGGTTTCTCATCGTCGAATGTCGGTCTAGCTTTCTCCATGATTTTATCAAAGATCTTCTTACCGAACTTGTACAGTCTGACCTGTCCTTCATTCTCGGGATGCTTCGGATCGCTCACAATCAAAACATTAACTATGTAAGATAGTCTTCGTTTCTGCTTACGAGCAATATCTTTATTGGCTTCAGAACCACTGTTCCATAATTTAGAATTTAATTCGCCAACTGGATCTTTCTCACCCAGTGTAGTCAAACTATTTTCAATATACCATTTACCAGTTGGTCCTTGAAACCCATGTGAAAAAACACGAACCCAAGGCAACTCATCGCCTTCTACTCTTGGTAAAAAACGAATTACTGCTGTTGCGTTTCCTGCTTTATCGGGATCAAGTTTCCAGAATCTTTCATCTGGACCTTGCTTTTGGGAACTCTGGGGATTAGCGATCTTATCGAACTCTCCAGATATCTTGGTGAAGTCGGACATGGAGTCCTTCCTCAGTGCTGTTAAATCAACCATATGTTTCTCCTTAAATATGCGTTATATGCGTTGTATGTTTATTATATTACTTGATATTTTCTTAAAAGTAAAATCAAGCATTAGTATTTAGTTCAATTAAATCATTGTTCCAAGCCATATATGTGTCTTGAAATTTAGGTTTATCAAACTTAACGAATCCTTTCGTCTTCGTTATTCTTAGAACATCTTCTTCAAAAGCAACTCCTGCTTTCTCAGTCCAGTTCTCAAAGAATCCTTTAAATGTATCTAAGATACAAACTGTTTGTACATGTACATGTTCACCGAGTACCATCTTCATTAACTCTGGAACTATGCCATTAAAATTATATAAATCTTTTTCGGTCAATCTTTCTTTCTCTAGATGTAATAGTATGGTAGCCAAGTCTGACTTGAATGTGTTATGCATACTTTCTCGCACCCTATTCCAATCGGTATAGTAGGACTCCGAAGTAATTCGTGAGTAGAGGGTCGCATCATGACCATAGCTGAAATTAGCAACAAAATAATCAACAACATCACGATCTGTTTTATATACATCTGCTAACTTCTCAAATATTTTAACATCATTCCTCGTGTAAAACTTTTCACGAGATCCTCTAATGGCTCCATGGTTTTCAAAGACATTATACTTCTTATTATGGAAGTGTAGTTTAAGAGCCATGTACAATTTATATACATTATAACCATCCATTAAACATCCAATTTAGCACTCTTTGGTAGATAATTTAGATCGCTAAAATTTGCTTCTAATTTATCTTTGAGTGCTCCTCTGATAAGTCCTTTTAATTCTTTAGGATCTAATCCAGCTTTATCACAATATTCTAAGATTGCGTCCATGTGAGTTATACCCTGTTTTTCTTTTACCATCTTCTCTATGTACTGAGAAAATGATTTACTATTTTCAAATAGAGTAGGAAAATCCGTCGTTGCTGATTCGCTCATAAGTTCTTTCTGTGTTGTTATATTTATCAAGATAATGATTGATAGTTATTAGTCTATCTTCTATCTTACCATACTCTGCCATCTTCAAGTTATATAGCGACCATGCTTTCGTATCTGGATTATCTGGGTTAAGGTGGTCACCTTGTACATGTAGATACTTGTTGAACCAGCGATCTAATCTTTCTCGTTCAGTAGTCATGTCATTTTTTAATTCATTTAGTCCTGCGATATCTCTACGAACAGCACAGTGACTAATACGATTCTGTATTTTAACATGGTCCATAATTTACTCCTTATAATTTAACAGCCAATACAACTAGAATAGCAATTAGTAATACATTCACTAAGAATAACTCTATACCTAGAATAGTATGATACCATATCCACCTCGTCTTGTACGCATTATCTATCGTCAAGTCAGAAGGATCTGGATCTGGCTCACCAGCTATTCCTTTATCTGGGTTTCCCCAGAGTGTACTAAAAAACTTTTTAATCATCTTTATTCTCTGATTTCATAACTTCATGAAGATCTTCAGCAATTTCCTCTGTCATATTTTCAGGATAAGGATCTCTCCACTTTAGATATTCTTTTTCCCCATTCTTCCAGTACCATTTTAAGAAACCTGTTCTGGCCAATCCTTCAATAGTTTCTTTAATTATTACCTTGTGGTCTCCCTTACCCATCGTGTATCCTAGATAAATTAATATCCCAGAATATATTAAGACCTGTATAACTGTAATCTCACTCATCCTCTTCTCATCTTAGCAACTTCTATTGCCTGCTCCTTGTTAATAATAGGCACAGCATTAGACTTATGCATCTGTGCGATACCTGTGACAAGAGTACCAGTATATTTCATCGGCTCTTTTTTATTAGTATTACCTTTCATAGTCATCATGCTAGGATACTTTTTATCAAACTCGTCTTTCCTTTTAGTTCGCTCTTTATCTGCTTCAGATATCTGAAGAGGTTTAAACTCTTTCTTTCTAGCTTTTATCTGGTCAGGATGACAACCATTCTCACGCAACCATGCGTCGTGTTTCGCTTTTCGCTCTTTCCATCCTGGTTTTTTCTTAGCTTTAGATTTACCACTGAGTCTAGTGGTGGTGTAAAATGCTGGTAGTAATGCCATAATATATAATTCTATATGAAAATAAGTTAAAAGTCAAGTATTATTTTGCCAATCTAGAAATCTTTTTCTTAGAAGGTGCTAGATTCTTTATCACTGTATCAGTGAATATCCTCTTAGATTCCAGTAATATCTTAGCATCCATCTCAGACATATGAGCCTGTTCAAATGCTAGGATCTCCAGTTCCTTCTCGGCAATCCTTGCCTTTAGCTTTTTCGCTATGTTAATTGGGGTGTCTTTCCCAAGCAAAGATTTCATAAATCTTATTTCATCAAGTACATCAATCATGCAGTTTCCTCTAGTTTATATTCATTTTTATATACGACTTCATCTGTATTCAGATTGTCGTGGTATTCATAACCACCAAGTGGTCCATCAAATTTTCTAATTTTAATCCAATGACCATCTTCATTTTTAAAGAGTCGTGGCTCATAGTACATGCTACCATCGTACCATTCTTTTTGGCTCTTCTCATATGCTGGTACAAAATAGTCAGGTTTTATTTCCCAATCAATAACATATTCTCTAGACATGCTATTGTCATATTCAATCAAAGGCAGAAGTTCATTTATCACTGAATGATAATCATTGACATCAATATCATTGATGATATAGTCATGACCACCTTTGTACTTCCAGTATCCTTCTTCGGATACCTCGTCTACATCATAGTTTTCCATATATTGAGTTTGTATAACTAACTTCGCCATCTATATCCCTCCGATACTTGACATTAAATATAAAAAGAAACTTAGAACCACTACAAGAAATAAGATATATTTTATCATATATTATCTCCGAACATTTCTTTCGCATGTAGATATAAAGCCACACATGCACAGTACACAGTAAATCCGAAGAGACCTAGCGATGCGTACAGTAAGAAGGATTCAATCATATAATCCCCATTTCAGAAGCAACTTCTGCTTCTTGGTCAAAGAGCGAACCATGCTCTTCACCTTTCTCTTTAGTGAATGCTTCACGAGCATCCATCAAAGTAAAGTATTTTTTATCGGCATAATCTGCGATAAAGTCCTGAGCTCTCTCAGTCAACTCTAAATATAAATTACCCATTTTACTCATAATTTTTTTTCTCCTTATTAATTATTACTATTCTACTAAATTCTCTACCAAAAGTCAAGGACTTTCTTTTCAATGTTTTCAATGAGTTAGGCAGCACTCTTCTTGTACTGCCTTGCTCTCGCTTGCATCTCATCAGCATCGAAAACAGCGAAATAAGTCGGTCTTTTGACCTCTTTACCATCCTTATCTTCTGTAACACGCATTCTCATAAGAGACGCAACTTTCTGCATACCTTTAAATGCAGACCCAGGAACACCATAGTGCTTGATACCTTGTTTAAAAGTACAAACTCTTTCGATACCACCACAAGCATCAGCATTAACACCTTGGTATTCATATCCGTTAGTTATATTAATTGTCATATTTTTTTACCTCTCGATCAATTTATAAGTATATTCTACTACATTCTGACCCAAAAGTAAAGGAAAATCTTCAGTTTTTTATACTTTTTTCTTATATAAAATCAATGACTTATAAGAAAAAAAGAGGAGTCCTTTCGAACTCCTCCTGTAGATTAGAAATTTTAGTGATTATTTCTTGGATTTTTTAGATTTTTTGGCAGGTTTGGTGTCGAGCTCGTTGCCTTGGGCATCTACTTCGACTTCGCCGATTACATTACCATCGGCATCTTCTAAGATTTTAAAATAGTGTTTCGCTGACTCTTCTTCGTCTTTTGCTTCGAATGCCTTTTTAAAGTCTTCGCTTTCGTTAGGCAATGTAGCTACGACAGTTTCAGAATTACCACCTGTTATTACTGGTGGCTTATAGTATCTGTCTTTTACTTCTTCTAAGTCAGTAATTTCTACATCAAATACTTCCCAGTCATCTCCTACTTTAATTCCTGTAAGAGGATCTTCTAAGAATAATTGACATTGTTTTTTAGCGAACTCTAGAGTTGGTGCTATTACATTAAACTCTTGACCATTCCTAAAGATAAAGTTGTACTCTTCTTGGTTTTCATCGTTCTCCCAAGATGGTTGTGTTTCACCCTTTGCTTCTGCTTCTTGTATCTCTGCAAAGGTTTCTATAATCTTGGCTCTACCAGCATCAGTATCTATTTCTCTCTCCATCTGACGACGAAGTCTTATATCCTGAGCTGTTTCGCTTCTTAATTCTGGATTTGTTGACATTATGTTTCTCCTAATCTACATGTTAATAACATATATTTAGTTAAATTAAAAAAGGTATATAGACCTTTCGGGAGGTTGCGACACAACTATTTAGTGGATCTTAAAATTCAGAACGAATTATATCATTTATTAGGTCGCCATAATTAGGATTAGTACTGAAAGACTCAAGATGATATGCTAAAATAGTAGCATCCGATCCTTTATCCCTCTCCTCTCTTAGCGACTCATAATAGTGTAAATCATTTAATATACGAACGACATCTCTTACCGAGTCGCACTTATATTGATATGCTTTTACTCCCCACCCATGCCATTCGTTATGATGGCTGACTGGTTTTACATGTGGTGTATTCTCGTTCCAGGTTCTTATCCCGAACAAGTTATTTGCTTCATTAGCGAAACGACTCGTCCCCCAACTAGATTCTAGTATGGCTTGTGCTATAATTAACTCTTTAGGGAAATGACGAGATTCAGGTTGGTTATAGTATATTCTATCAATACACTGGTGCATACTACTTACGAATGCACTCTTATCCTTTGTAACAATCTGGGGTGTTGACCAGTTTGCCATTGCTTGGGTTATTATAAACCCACCAAGGATTATCATTATAAGAAGTGGCTTAACATTAAACATAAGTCCTCCTTTCGTGACAGGACATATTTATTATATTAGAATATGCACTCTCTTAATTAAAGATACTAATTCTCTAATTCTTTTAATGTCAGGGTGTTTATCATTTAGATGTACACCCATAGCTATGGAGACTGCTTGACGAACATCACCTTCCATAAAATGCTTT